GTTATATGTTGTCTACTCAGACAACATATGGTTGTCTGTTGGGAGCAGTGCTCCCAATGTATTTATATGAAACCTCAAAAATCAATCAATTTCAGCAATAATCACTGAAAAAAGCAGATAAAAGATTAATAATATCCAAATATGGCTGCTCTGGTTCCTGTGATGGCAGTGTTTGGTGCCACAGTGTTAAAAGAAGTGATTGGTTCTAACAATGTTCCGCCTAGTGTTGCTACTGTGCTTATTGATCTAGTTGATGTCACTGTGATAGAACTTGGATTGCCTTGTGAAACGCTAAGTGTCAACGGCACATTGGCAGTAGGCTCACCTGCAAAGGGCACAGGCATAAATGCACTCTGAAGCACACTTATGGATTTTAATTGCCCTGTAGTACCATCATATGATCCGCTCCAAACCACAGGAGTTGAAATATATTGTCTAACCACATCTGCTGGCGGTGTAGGCGGTGCTGCTTCATTGTCTAATACAGTGATACTGGTTGATACGGTAGCGCCAGTTGCACATGGGTTGGCACTTGAAGTACCAAATGTCACAGTTAGGCCCTGTGTTCCTTGATAAACTCCATCATCTGTGGTTGAGATAGTCAAGGTTGCTGTGCCACTGCTGGTAGTCACTGTGCCACTTAGTGTAGGACTTGATACCTTAGCTGTGGCACTTCCTGATATAACATATGGGATCACAGCATTAAGAGCTACACCACTTGCTGTGAGTGTGACTATTGAACTTCCGCCTTCTGTGATGCTGGCATTATTAGGGGTGGCTGAAACTAGACCTGAGTCTGAACTATCATAAATTTGTACAGTGGTGCTCAAACCGCCTATGGTCACTGTGGCAGTTTCAAAGCCAGTGCCACCGCCTTCTGCTGTGGCATCATTGGTAGCAGTAAATGTCAAAGAGCCCACACCATTTGTCACTAATACATTACCAGTTAGTGCTATGTTGATGTCACCTGCGGATATACCAGTTATAGTGTATGCATAATTTAATGGGGGAATGTCAAACAAACAACTGGTGCAACTGTGTCCAACAGTGATGGTCTTTGAGGCACCTTCACAGAGTGTGCCACCTGCGCTTATGGTTTGAAGTGCTGGTTTTTTGGCACCAGCTAACACTGCGTCTAATTCTTCAGCTGCGGTGTTAGCGGGTTTGGTCTGTCTTGAATATATGGGATTGCCATTGGCATCAGTGCCTATCTGATTACGTCCAAACAATTTGTTCAGCAAGTTGTTGGCAATACCTAGACCTATATTGGCAGCAATCATTCTACCAATGCTGCCAGCCACACCAGCATCCTCTAACTCTTTGATCACATCATTCTGCTGTCGTAGTAAGATGCCTGTTTTTTTGGTTCTTTCTTTGAACACCAAACCAGCGGTGCTGTAGACATCTGCGCTGTATTCCATGCCAGTGATGTTGATGCCAATGACATCATCATCTACTTCTTCTATTTTGGTAACGCGGAATACCTTTGAGCTAAAGCCATACATGGCAGCAGTCACATCAATGAGATCACCTGCCTTTAGACCAAGACTGGTGTAGTCCGTGGTAAATTGAATTATTTTGTTTAGGCGTTTTTGTTTTAGTTCTATGGCAGCAATGTATTGAGCCTGTACAGGATCATTGATCAACTGACTCTGTAACTGCAGGGGATTTTCAATTTCGTTGGGCAGTCTGTCGCCTGATGGTATCACTACTTCTACAAAATCAGTTTGATCTCTTAGACTCTTGTGTGGAAATTCAAAAGTAGCACTGTTGTATAATTCATTGACACCAGTCTCACTCACTGTGATGGCACCAATGATGTTTGAATCACTGTAGCTTTTGATACTGGAACCAGTGGTGTTTATGACCACTGACCATTTGCCTTGGCTGATGTCAAAGGTCAAGAATGCACCGCAGGCATTGCAGATATCATTGAGATTCTGCAACACAGTTTTATCTGTGCTGATCACACCGTTGATTTTTAAGGGAGCATAAAGTGTTGGCATATTTTTTTAATCCTATCTTTGGTAAGCTACAATAACAATTCTGCCTTGGCTGCCAGCACCGCCTGCTCTACCGCCGCCGCCGCCTGCTCCGTAGACGTTGGCATTACCTGGACTACCGTCTTGACCATTTAAGTCACCCACAATACCGCCTCCACCATAACCATTTTGTGCTGATCTTGAATTGCCATTGCCTTGACCCCCACGCCCTAGATTGAACAGTTGTATTGCCCCACCTCCGCCACTGTAGGGCACACTAAACGTGTGAGCCACTGCTGCACCACCTACACCATTAGGACTTCCTAGACCTACACCGCCTGCGCCACCTCCGCCACCTCCGCGTGATGAGCCACCAGTGCCTGTAAATGAGCCTGCGCCAGCATTGCCATTACCACTGGTTCCTCCCACCTGCGGCATATTCCCAGTGGAAGTATTGTAAATTGAAGTTGCTCCCAAACCACCAGCAGCAGATAATCCTGCAAAAGTTGTTGCTGTGCCATTTTTTCCTGAATAAACTTCAGTCTTTTGTGAATTAGGAACCTCGTCATATGGTATAAATGTGCCACCTGCTCCACCTGCTCCAATCACCGCATTATAAGTTTGATTAATCCATTGTTGATTAACAGCAGTGGTCACTGCGGCGCCGCCGCCGCCTGCACCATTAAAGGCTCCGCCGCCACCACCACCACCTACTAACACAATTTCATACTGTGAATACAACAACAACTCAGGAGTTGGTGTATATGTCTGACTGGCAAGAATATTAATAAGCACTGTGGCAAATGAATTAGCTGCGCCTATCAATGCCACAGTCTGAGAAACTTGTTGCACACCATTCTTGAACTGTGTGTAAGTGAATGTGGTGTTGCCACTGAAATTCACAGTGGGGTAAAATTTCACACTGCTGAATCTGTCATTGATAAATGTTTTTGTGCCAGTGATACTCAATGGACTTGATGCTCCACTGTCTATGACTGGGCTGAGACTGGTTGAATAACTAAATGTGCCATTAGTAGAATTAAACACCACAGTGTATGAGGGATTAGTAGCATCATTGTCACTGATTTGAGGAGTAGTGGTTGCAAAAATAGAGTTGCTGGCATTGGCCAAGAAATTGCGATTCACATTCATATTAACAATTTCAGTGTCAGTGCTGCCAATACTCACAACCTGCACCTTGGTGGCCGTGTCTGCTCTTGGCGTACTGCAGGCATATGACAGAGTAAAATTGCTGGCAAAATCCACACCTGGAGTTATTGTGATCAATGACAGTCTTGCATTGATTTCTGAGCGTGACCCAGTTATGGTTAACACCTTTGTGGAATTGTTAAATGACACTGTGCCACCTGAACCTGTGACTGCGATAGTGCTGATAGCACTTGTGGTGCTAGGTGTAATTGTGTAACCATATGTGCCAGTGCCATCAAACCCTACGTCATTGATAATAGGTGCGCCTGTGAGCAAAAACGCAGTGTCTTCATTGTAGTATATCTGAACCTGTGTAACCGCTGCTAATATAGCCAATCCTGCTGATATCAAAGTTTGACTACGCGAATCAGTGACTCCATTTAGATTGTTAGTAACACTATAGGTCAAGGCAAAATCTACTGCCACAGCGTTTGCATCAATTCTTAGACCATTTATGCGACTGTTGACCTGTGTTCTGGTTCCTGAGATAGTAATAACTTTGGTAGATGCATTCACTGAGAATGATCCACCTGTGCCAGTGGTTGTGAATGTGTTTATGCTGGAAATAATACTTGGGGTTACGGTCACTGTAAAAGTAACGCCTGGATAGGCAGCATCAAGATTACCTAAATTAGGAGCACCAGTGATAGCAGTCACTGCACTTAGCGCATAGACAAACTGTGTAGGCGCTGTGAGCAACAACACGGCATTCACAGTGACTGCTGTGGTCCACGAACGAGTCTGTCCACCGTCTAAGGCGCTGACATATGATATAGTTGAAGTGTAGGTCCATGCACCTACAAAATCATCTGCAAAATCAATCGTAGGTGATTTGATAAGATCCCAAGTGGCCTTGTCTGTGAATCCTGTGATCACATAGACTCTTGGCGCAGTTTCAGTCACTGTGACACCAGCTGGCACACTGGCATATGACAAACTGGCTGAGGCCAATCCTGATAAATCAATTTGATAACTTGGTGTGCTGTTGGCGGCATTTAATATTTCTATAATATCAATGCCTACGCTGCCTGTAATTGTAAAACCTCTGTCCACGCTCTGTGTTTGATTTACTGGATTTGGTCTGTCAAATATCACATTGGCCAATCTCACATCAGTGTAAGGCAATGAAAATCCGTTGACAAATCCATTTAATTCTGTTAGGCTGTTCATGCGCTGTAAATCTCCTGATCTGTTAGTCCCGCACCGTATCGTGTGGATTTCATGTAGTCATTTAGCACATCACCAGGTAGAGTCATAGAATTAGTTAGTTTAAATTCCAATTCACCAAGACTGGTGATGTTTTTTTCTTTGTTGTATTCAACAACCACAATGGCAAACACTGTGCTGGTCATGGTGTGATTGGCTGTCCATCCTGGGAATACACTATAAGCATATCCCAAAGAACCATTAGCATATCCCACAGGTACCACAGGTGAACTACCGCCATTGTTGAAACAGTAGATGCGTATGAGTCCATTCATGGTGTTGTCTGTGTTGCCGTCCTCATCAGTGGTGCTTAGAACTGTGAGTCCGTCATTGTTGAATTGAACTTCGTTGCTGTTCAAATAGATCTTGTCAAATGTGATCACACTGTCTGCGCTGTCTGAAAGTTTGATGCCTGTTTTCTCACAGATGGTTATGCAGTAGGTCATGGTCTTGTTGTCATTGCTCATTACAGCATCTGTGATAATGCCTTTGAGATAGCCAGTGCCATAGACCACAGGTATGCTGTGATTGGTATCTGGACTCATCTGCTCACGAACTGATCTATCTGGTTGTGAAGTCTGCGATGCCTGAGGCAAACTGCTTTTCTTGTTTACACTGTTGCTGACTTGATTAACAAGAAATCCCAGTGCCGCAGTTTTGGCTATGCTGGATGCAATGTTTGAACTGCTGACGCTGTTGTATATCTTGGAACCAAAGTCAACCACATCATCTAAGAAACTCATAGTTTGGCTCCAAAGTCAAAGAAACTGTTTTCTAGTGCGGACACGCGATCCATGCTGACATCTGTGGCAAAGAACTTCTTGTGGCTTTCACTGTTGGTTTTTCTGCTGGCTATTTTGTTTTCTAATACATCAACATTGCTGGCACAGGTAAACACTACTGTGTTAGAACTGATTCTGTTTTCAATGTCATAGTCTTCTTCATAGCCAATGTTGTTGATGTAACCACTGAATCTTATGATAGGATTGCCAGCAAGACTGCTTAGGAAAGTGTCGTTGCTGGCATTGTACAATCCTCTGAGTATGACCACAGGACTGCCTTTGATGCTGGAAGATAGTATGTCAGTGATACTTGAGTTTGGCACACCACTGATGCTGATGCTGAGATCCTGACCACTGCTGCGGATTTCACTGTTGCTGCCGCTGACTGCCAACAGTTTACCAAGTCCAGTGTAGGTGCTGCCGCTAATGGTTGTAGCTGTGATCCTATCGCTGAAGAGCAGAGTGCTGGCAGCAAGAGTAATCTTCACAAACAGGTGTGTCTGTATGGCATAGGTGCTGTTGAGATCAAGCACTGCCATTATAACACCTCTTGAAACACAAACGCACCGCTCCAACTCACTTGGTTGCGAGCAAAAATAACCCACTCAGGAAATTGTATGCAGCGAACGGTATAACTTTCATCACTGGCTGGTGCTGTGTTGCCATAATACCAAGGAAACTTGGTATAGGGTATGGAAATTGTTGCAGTGGTTATTCTATCTAGTGCTTCTGCCGCTACTATATCTGTGCGGATATCACTCCAGTAGATACCATCTGGAACTTTGATTTCAAATCGTTTAGGCTGTGTGCCACGACTCACAGTTCGCACAATGCCGTCACGTGCTGTGGTGCTGGCAACCATGCGTTTGCGATTTATGCTTAGACTTTCTGATCTGTTTACGATCCATTGAAAACTCATGTATTATCTCCTTGCTGGCACAGTTTTGCCACCTTGCATTGCTACTGCGTGTATGAAGCTAGGGTCTCTGGCAATCATTTGTTTGAAGCTCATGGCATCCACAGCAGATATATTGTAAGTGACATTGCTGCCACTGGTTAGTCCACTGTTGGGCACCATGCTGCCTGCTGAGTTTGGAATAAACAATTCTGGACCTCTCTCACCAACAATGTATGGACGACGATCACTAACAGGACCACCTGCTGCCAATATGCCTGGTATGATACTGCCACCAAACAAGCCGCCTCCGCCGCCCTTGACTTGATTGCCTGACATGGTAAACAGGTTGGCCATGGTCTGGCGAATCTGACTGCGCAGTAGATCTTCTAGCATTGAGTTTACAAACTCTTTGAATTCAAACTTACCAGTCTTGGCAAACTTCACAATCATGTCTTCCATGCCCTGTGTGGCTTTGCGGAACACGTTTTCTACATTCTTGGCAGCATTGGTAGCATCATCAACATAATCATTCAGTGCTTTCTTAAGACCAGTCAGACCATTACGGCTGGCTTCATAACTTTCAGTTTCTGCTTGTTTAAGTTCTTCAATGCCTTTTCTTGCTGTTTCATAATAGGCCTTGCGTTGATTTTCATCAAGATTTTTGCCAGTACGAACTTCTTCTGCTTGTATCTGTGCTTCAGCGGCATCTCTGGCAGCTTTCTCAATGTCAGCATACTTCTTGGCAATGCCGCTGAGAGTGGCTGTGCTCATTTCATGCTGAATGTCTCTGATTTTCTTTTGTAGATTGAATTGTGTTTGCAAACTGAATTGCAGTTGATTGTATTCAGCAGTGCTGGCATTCAATGAATCCTGTGCAGTTTTTACACCTTCTATGCCTTGTCTAGCGGCTTGATAATATTGAGTGGCTTCACTAGGATCTAGTTTCTCACCACGACGTGCTTCTTCCGCAGCAATGGCCGCTTCTGCACTACGGCGAGCAGCCAACTCTACTTCTAGATAACCTTTGGCCTGTAGTGGCAATAGTTGCATAGCAGAACGTTCTGCTAATTTGTCTGCTTCTAGTTGCAGTCCTATGAATGACTGTGTGTTAAACAAGCTGAGTTGTTTTGAACGTTCATCTTTGATTCTGGACTCTACCAATCCATCAATGGCTGTTTTCTGTGCTTGGTATTCTTGTGTTAATTTCTTCTGTGCTTCTTGAAGTTGTGGGATAACAGCAAGATCCACAGGCGTGCCTGCTTGGCGACGTTGACTTATTTGATCTTGTAGTTTAGATAGTTCTTGGTTGAAAGTTTTTTCAGCAGCGAATCTTTCCTGTGCTGCCAATTTCTGTTTGTCAGTTTGATTTATTGCGGCCGTGTCTAAGGCAAATTTCTTATTGGCCTCTGCATTTGTTTCCTTGTAGCTTTGCAGGATTTTCTGTAGTTCACTGGCAATTTTTTGATTTTCAGTCTTGATTTCTCTTAATTTTGCTGCCTCAGCTTCTTTTGCTGCCTGCGCTTCTTTTTCAAATTTAGGATCTCTTGTGCCTCTTGACATGCCAGCTTCAGCATTTCGCGGATCTTCTAGACCAAATAATTGTTTTAGTTTATCATAAGCATCGCTGGCATAGTCTGACACATAAGATAATGCCACACCCAAGGCACCAAGTCCAGGTATGCTTTTAACAGCAAATGCTCCTAGGTCACTAAGGTATGCTCTCAGCACCTTCAATGTGCCAACAAAGATGCCACCTAGACCATTTAGTTGTCCTGTGACAGCACCAAAATTACGGAATAGATTTACCACCACTGCAAAGCCTGTGCCTATGGCCGCAGCCCCTGCTGATATTGCACTAAATCCTGCAGTGACCAATGCCACTGCTCTACCAAGAATAAAGAAGCTGGCAACCACTGTGCCAATCTGCACTATGATTTTGATAAAACTACCAAATGCTTCGCCTGCGGTATTGATGCTGGCAGCAAGTTTACTAATTGGTTCCAAGGCCGCTAATAATTCTATCTGTAATTTCTTAAATGCTGATGCAAAATTATCACTGGCATCACCTGCGGCTTTCACTGAGGCAGCACTAACGCCACTCTTCTTGATAAATTCGTCAAGGTTACCATTGACTTTGGCAAAGTCTACACTGGCAAAACTCTTGCCAAATATGTCAACTTGTAATGCAGTGCGTTTGGCAGCATCACCTGTGTTGGCCAAACCTTGTACGGTTCTACGCAATAGATCTTGTTCACTTAGAGTTTCTAACTCTTTAAATGTTATACCTAAACTAAGAAAAGCGTTTTGACTTTGTTTGCTGCCATCTGCCGCTGCCGCTAGGGTCTGATTGAAACGTCCTATGCCAGTCAATGCACCATCAACACTGCCACCTGCGGCAGCAACGGCACTGCTGAAGCCCATGACATTCTTTAGGGCCATGCCGCTGGCATCACTGATATCACTGAGGCTATCTGCTAACTGAAAGGCGCTGCTAACAAAGGCACCAATGGCCAAGCTACCTATTGCAGTTTTGAGATCCCCAAAAGAAGCCTGTGTTTTACTAACTTCTGATTGTAGTTTTTGCAGTGGTGATATACTGCCTGTGACATCAGTGGTTATTGAATATCTTAGATCGCCCGCCATATTATTTCCTCAACATTTGTTTAGTGATTGTGGCAACATATTTCTCTGTGGGCTCACTCATGCCCTTGGGTGCTTGTTTGCTACTGCCTTGATCCAATGCTTGAGCGTAGGCATAATCAGCGTGTATGGTATTGTTTTTCAGCACAGTGCGACGACGAGCATTGCCTTTGTCTATGGGTGTTTGACTGACAAAATACTCATAGGCCTTGGCAGGTATTGAAGAGATCCTTGCTTCAAGATCTTTGAGACTCTTGGTCATAGTATTCTGAGTCATTCTTATATTGGTCTTCACGGTGTGTTATCTCCTTGCATTCTGTAGCATTTCTAACAATTCATCGTTGCTGTAGGTTTTATCTAACTTACTGACCTTGCCGTCTGCTTGATCCTGCTTGTGTCTGAAATATCTTGCTGATAAATCCAACACATATAAATCAAATGTTGTTGCTCTGCTCAGGGCCTCGCTGGGCAACAACCCATATTCCTTGGCGAGATTGTTGAGAGTCAGCATCAAACTGGTGTCAGTGCTGTCCCATTCAACGTCTTGCCCAATTACTTTCCCAGAGTTTCAACAACCTTGGCAATGACTTTGATTAAAAGATTGCTGGGCAACATATTATCATCTTTGATAATTTCTTTGCCTTCTTCATCTAATATCAATGTCTTGACCAATGTGATCATTTCTACAAGATTCTGCTGATCTGCATTGGCTAATCGCATAAAGATATCAAGTGGCTGGCGGTCC